AAATGTCTCGATCTCTAAACCCGGGTACCTATCTGTATTTTCATATTTCGGATCCATTATAAGTGTCGAATAACACAAATTATGCGCCATCATAATTGATGGATACAGGGCCTCAAAATCAAGTGCCGTAATTGGTGTATAATATGCACCCTTCTGTGCTTCTAAAACAGTTGCTCCTTCATACCCTTCGACCATACCTTCTCCCCAAGCAAGTGCAGGGACAAGGTACCCCATTTCACGCGCTTTTTTAGTAAGCTGACTAAACACTTTAATCTGTTGCCCTCTCTCAACAAGATACGTAAGAGGTACCCATGTCGCCTTCGCCATTTCCAAAAGGTTAATAAGCGTACACAACTTTGATAAAAGTCTATGTGGTAACAAAGTATCCTTAATACAATACTCAGCGACCTCACGAAGTTTAACGGGATCTTCTTCAATAAAACGTGCAAACATTTCCTTCGCAGGCATGTCTATTTTTTGGTCTCCAAGATACAGTTTAGAAACATTATCGAGTTTATAGGAATCAAGTTTATACCCTTTCTTAACCTCATGAAACAAATCAAATAGAAAACGACCAGGTATAGGAAGTAATTTTAGATCGTTATCACCAAGCGCACTCGAAGATAACTTTTTATAAACCATGTGACACCGATGATTTTTTATTTTACTCAGGTCAAAAAAAGATAAACCACACGCATTCATTCGAGCGCGTTTCATAATATACTCCATATCAAAACCAAATATATTCCAACCCGTTATGATATCTATATCCATGTCCCTCATATATTTACTAAACGCATTAAGCATATCCTTTTCCGTATCGTAGCTTAAAATAGAACACCCGTCTAAATTCGGATCCGTTTCCTTATAACAAAAACACGTTTTATCGTAAGGAACATCACTTCCAAAAGTACAAAGGGAAACAGCAATTTGAAAACATGCATCTCCTTTAATATCAGCGTCAGGAAACTTACCAGTGGAACTATTACACTCAATATCAATAGATGCAACTACAAAAGGCGCAGTTTCAGGTTTATCAACAGGTTTCAATTGTTTCCAATCAGAACATACCAAATCAATATCAACATTAGCAATATCATTATCAGCACACAAATCACCCGTATCCATCCAACCAGTAGATTGAATACCAGTTCTATGCATAAGTCTCAGGACAGGGTCTAAATTCGACTCAAAAACCTTCAATTTACTTGGTTCATCAGGTAATCTGTGTCTTAATTTATTTGCGATTCTCCTACGATCAGCGAGTGTTTGACAATCTATTTTCATGTAATAGAATTCCTCGTTATTCTGAAACCCCCACACGTCCTTATATTTTACAAGATTATATGAAAGTACAAGATCAGGACATGCATCACACATTTTATTAAACCATATAACAGCTTTATTTTTTACATTATCGCGAGGTAACTTAACAAAAAAGTACGGTTGAAATTCTGTTGTTACACAAACAGAACGACCATCTTGTGTCTTACCAAAAATGTGTATCAAGTGACATTCATCGTCATCTTCGGTTTCCCAAGTAAGAGCTTGGAAAACGACCATTTTTCTTATTACGTTATCGCTCGATTTTTTTAATATACTATATTAGTAAAATATGTCAGCTGCTTTGATTGACCTCGTATCGGTCGGTGCCCAAGATGTGTACATCACAGGCGACCCACAAGTCTCGTTCTTCAGACAAAACTATAAACGTCACACTAACTTCGCAATTAAACCAGAACGCCTCGATTATATCGGCGATTTTGGTACCGGTGCCGAAGTAAAAATACCAATAAAATCCAAGGGCGATCTTTTAAGCTACCTTTGGATTGAAGGTGCAAATGTTAACAATGCTGATTCAGCAACCAGTATATTTAATAAGGATGAAGCTGCATTCACACAGCCAACGGAATTTTCACTCTGGATAGGCGGTCAGGAAGTTTGTAAAATGGACACGGGTTTTATTAACACTGTCCATACCCATATGTATAACGAATCCCAAGCGAAAGCATCTGGGTGGTCGAGCTGCGATGATGCTGGTAATAACCACTCGGTAAATACCTACGTCATTCCATTCTTCTTCAGTGAAGACTGGACAAAATCTCTCCCACTCGTCGGTCTTCAATACCATGAAGTTGAAGTCAGAGTTAAGTGCAGAAATGGTACATTTAGTCCAGGACCCGGCACTTTCAAAGTATACGGTTCATACATATTCCTCGATACAGCCGAACGCGAATTCTTCGCAAATAAAGAACACGAACTCCTCATTACACAAACACAATACCAACCAATGAATGAAACGGATACATCCATCGATCTTACGTACTTCAATCACCCAGTTAAGTCCGTTCACATTGCCAAAACTGGCACAGGTGCGACTTATTCATTTACAGACGCGTCTCTGTATATAAACGGTACGCCACTCTTCGAAAACATGTCTCATGATTACCACCGTTACGTTGTTCCAGACAGGCATTGCTCTGTTCTTGCAGAAGGCGCTGATGAATTACCAATTGCATCATGGCCATTCTGTCTTACTATGAATAAATCCCAACCAACAGGTACCTTGAACTTTTCGCGTATCGATAGTGCGAAAATATCTATCAATTCCCCATCTACACCAGGTTCTGGAACAGGTAAAACACACTTTACACGTTGTTATGCGGTCAACTATAACATTCTCAGGATTAAGAATGGTATGGGTGGTGTCGCATTTGGCAACTAATTAATTCGTACCTGAAGATCCAAAACCTCTATTCGCACGCATAGTCTTTTTCAACTCAGTCACTTCATCAATTAATGGCGTTAAACATTTTTCTAAAATTAATTGCGCAATTCTATCCCCCTTTTTAATTTCGAAAGAAACAGATCCGAGATTAAATAGGCAGACTTTCAATTCACCAGTATAATCTGGATCAATAACACCCGCACCGACGTGTATTCCGTACTTTATAGACAAACCTGATCTAGGTGCAATACGTCCATAACACCCCAAAGGAATCGTCGCACATATACCCGTACTTATAATCTCTCGTGTATGTGGTTCAATAACCACATCACTTAAACTATATAAATCGTAACCTACAGATCCAGGTGATGCACGCGTAGGAACTATCGCATCGAGTGTTAATCTTTTAATTATAAGTGGTTCGGACATTTATTAAATATAATATTCACATCTTTAAATAACAATATTAAAAATAAAGAACGTGTTATAAATAAAGATGAGTTTAAAAATTATCATGGGAAACATGTTTTCGGGTAAAACATCAGAACTTGTTCGACGTTTAAAAAGGTACGAAGTTATAGGAAAAAATATTCTCGTCATAAACTCAAGCAAAGATACTCGGTGTATGGAACATGTTTTACGCACGCACGATAACATGAAATTTGAGTGTATAAAAACAAATAACCTACAGGAACTTAATTACGAAAAAGTAGATATAATAGCTATAGACGAAGCTCAATTTTTTATAGGTCTAAAAACGTTTGTTGAAAAAGCACTCAAGCATGGTAAAACCATTATATTAACAGGTTTAGACGGTAATTATAAACAGGAAAAAATAGGAGAAATATTAGAGTGCATACCTCTTGCCGATAAAGTATTCAAGTTATCGGCAATGTGTATGGAGTGCATGGATGGTACACACGGTCCATTCACGAAACGTATAGTTAATAGTAATGAAGTTGAACTTATAGGCGGTAAAGAAATGTACAGGGCCGTATGTCGAAAACATTTATAATTTTCTTTTTTTCTTAAACTATAATAAATGATACACAAGGACGATCCAAAATTGACAGATACACAAATAAGTCTCTTCGCCTTACCAGCACTCATACTAATCACGGTCGCTTTATTGATACTTTTAAACAAAAATGTTAGACGCAGTCCAGGTGCATACATATCACTCACTCTCGCAACACTCCACTTTTATCATCACTACACACTCGTTAGATTACAAAACAAACATTAAGAATATAAAGTAATAAATCATATAGTATATAAAACATGTTTATGATTGAAGAACCATATGGAATATCACAATTTCAAGCGTGGTTAATATCACTCACACTCGGAATTGTTCTATACAAACGCAAAAAACGTGGTGAAAATTATATCCAATAATTATAAGATGCGCGTCCATTTAAAAAAAAGTCCAAGATTTGATAAAAAGTTTCGTGTTACTTTCGAAAACGGGCGTACAGTTGATTTTGGTGCGAGAGGATACTCAGACTATACAATACACAAAAATCCTGTGCGAATGCGTTCTTACGTAACACGACACGGTGGATTCGTTCCACACATGGTTCAAAAACAAACTGATCCTAAACTCATTCACACAAACATGCTCGATGTTATAAGAAGCGATAAAGAAAACTGGGGTAAAACAGGTTTTTATACCGCGGGGTTTTGGTCGAGATGGCTTCTTTGGAGTCAACCCGATTTGGTAAGTGCTAAAAAGACAATGACTAAGAAATTTGGTTTAATTTTTTTCTAAGACCGCGTTTTTCAAGATTGGCTTTCAAAGCAGTCATCAAATTCGCGCGAATGTTTCGTTTCATGGGACGTGGTGGAACTGGTGGTGCTGGTGGTATTGGAGGTGGAGCTGGCACGCGTCTAATAGGAAGTAGTGTAGATGGTTTTCTAACAGGGGTTTTAGGTTTAGGAATGCGTGTAGGTGCATCCATTATTTTAAACATGGATCTACACGCGCGTAAAAGTTTTTTCGTTTCTCTAACTTGAATGTTCAAAGCTGGCGCCTGTCGTCTTTGAATTTTCAAACTCAATTCCTTTTCAGTTAAAGGTACGCGCTTACCTTTTACCTTTTTAGTTACACGAAGACCAAGTCTCTTAGCTTCAGATTTTAATGAATCGATTCTCATTTATATTAACCAAGAAAATTTAAAGAAAATTAGTAGGAGATGGTGGTGCAAGTTTTGGTGCAATAAACCAACAACATAAACAACATGTAGTCGTAATAATTGCATCAGATATAGTCGCCTTTTTACACTTCTCATTATTTTTGATCTTATCAATATCAGGGGTCAATTTACCACATATACCCCACCTGGTAGATTGCGAAACGCATATGACTATGAGCGAAGCAAGCATAGCAATTTTATCCAATTTGAATAAAAGATGAAGCATTGTATTATTTATTATTTATATATATTTTTATTTAAAAAAAGTTATCCGTTCTATACAGTTTAGCCTGGAATGAACCTGTTTGTCCTAAAACCGAAACGGCTTCATTACCGTAAAATTCACCACACCCAATATCGTCCATACAATCTCTGGAATCGTGTGTTATTGGGAGCGAATACATTTGATCACCGGGTGTTGTCGTATAATAATTATACCTATCACGCCTACCTCGAACCTCTTTACCATACAAAGGTAATGTCTCATCATCTGGACCAACGAGAACACCCATTTGTTGAACATGACCAGGTTTATAGTGCTTTATTGGTGGTGCTCTATATTCCTTTTCAACAGGTATCTGTACTGGAACACGAACAGGGACTCTAACTGGAACTTCTTTTTTAACCACTATAGGATTTTGTAATTGATAAATTATGAGTACAATAAGTATCGCTAAAGCAACTATTAACAATTTTTGCTTTGTCTTAACCTTCATTTATAATTACTAAGAAGTTATTTTTTAGAATACAATGGACTGAGATCTACCCTCCCAAGCCTAAATTGAACTAATGCCCATAACGCAAATAAAAGTGTTTTCAAAAGATTATTCGCATCTGTGTCATCCATTTTATAAATAGGACCCATAACTCGACCAAAAAACGTTTCATCCTTATCATTACCAGTTATTGCCATTTCCATCTGCGTTAATGCACACGTATCGTCATTCACAGACCAGTGAAAAAATATAAAGGGTACAAGTATCGAATAAAACTCGAGGTTTTGTTTGTTTTTCATAAATGGAACGACCAACATTGTAATAAAAAAAATCAAGTGAATAAAAAATATAATATTCATATCTATTAGTATGAGTGAAGATAATAATACTAACGACTCTGATACAGGTGACGATAAAAAAGAAAAGAAAGA